TGTGGTTCAAAGAACTTGATAGGCAAACCAACTTCACCCGCTAGACGAGCCAAAGTTCTACCAATGTGAATACCCCAATCATCAAGAGTTGTGCCTACACGTTGCTTGCTAACACGCCATTGACAATGATTACTGCCAACCGAAAGATAAGAAACAGGGGCAAACTTACAAAGTTCCTTCAAAATATCCCATGCCAAAGTTGTAGCCAAATCAACCTGTTGCATCAAACTCAGGCTATTTGTATTTAACTGCATAAGGTTAGCTGCATTAGAGAAACCTTCTATAACATCTCCGACATCAGCAAAAATAATCTTCTCAGGCTTAACTTCCTTGACCTTAGAGATAAGAGCCTTCTTCTTTTCTTCTATACGTTCAAGAAACTCGGCAGTTCCGCCCCTATGGTCAGTTTTACCAACCTGAAGGTCAGACCAAAGAATAATAAAAGCCTTACCAGAATCAGAAACCTTTGGTTCAACTTTTTTAGTTTTCTTTACCTGTGAATAAAGCAACGGCAAATCTACAACCGAATTACGTTTCCTAAACCGAAATCTATAAGCGGTCAGCCATTGTGGTTCAAGTGGAAAAGGTCTAGCAACTTGCCAACGGCTAGTTCTAGGTTCACCAACAATTTCAATCAGGTCAGGGTCAAAACCAGCATCAACCAAAAACTTGTCAAAATCAGGTTTCTCATCATCAGCTAAAGGTGGAAGTGTTGCTGTGCCTTCTGTTCCATCAAACTCTACGGCTGGATTCCAGCCTTGTGGCGGTGCAACCTTAGTAGCAGGTGTTAGGTTCTCCAACATGAGCAACGCTTTCCTGTATGGCTATCAACTGAATAGCGACTAACTTTCAAACCACGCTCATTGAGAGCAGTTGTAAGAGCAGAATTATTCCACACAGGCGAGTCTAACGCTTCAACCAAGATTTTCCTATCGGCTTCAGTAAGTGAAGCCAAAATAGTGTTGATTTTGCAAGGATACTGGCGGCCAGATGGTGCTAAGCCTTCAAGCATTAGGTTTCTCCAATACGATAGGGCTAGTCAAATGATGGCATAAATCTCTGATAGTAGCCATAATGACTGGATGAGTTATCGTGTTAGCTTCTTCAATAACGTCTGCTATCTTGTGGCGAATCAAGTCAAAATCGTTAGACCAAACCAGGTTATCGTCACGCAAAAAATTTACTGCTTGTTGTGCATTATTCATCTGAATCTCCTTCATCATCAAATATGTTTTTATCTTCAATGATTTGTGCGAGCCACCACATCAAACCAAAACCAACAATAAGCATGGCTATCCCAAGCACACCTATTGAACCAAATAGTTCCAGCATCTAGTTTCCTTCCAAAATGTTTGACTGCCAAACTCGGATAGGTCTAGCGTGAGAAGAAGGTCTTGTAGAAGCAACAAATCTATCCGTAGCAACAATAAGTTTCAGATGCGAAGCTGCTTTGAACATAGCACCCATAGCAGATGGTTGATGTGTTTTCACTTCAGGATAGTTTTGTAGTTCTAACCAAATATCGTCAGAAGTCAAAGTAAAAGATTCTGCAGCTTTATCTTTGATAATCTGAATGACCAAATTAGTCCATTCAGCGTTAGCGTTATCTTCAACTTGTTGCAGACTTTCATCTCTAAGTTGTGTAGCAGTTTTCATTAGTTCCCTTTCAATTCAATATCTTGTAGCAATATTCTCAATGCTAGTTCCGCTTGTTGTGGAACAACACCATTACCACACGCTTTTAATTGCTCATTTCTTGTCAACCCAATTTCAGGGTCTGTAATCCAACCAGCAGGAAGCCCCATCATCCATTCAGTAAACTCAGCAGAAAGACGGTGATTACCATCTTTTCCATCTGGTTTAGTGGGTGCTGGTGCTGGTCTATCTATTGTTTGTTCCCATCTTCTGATGGCTGGCTCAAACTTACCCCAACCAATTTCCATGTCCTTAGCTTGATTACTCAACCAAACTTGACCTGTCTTTGATTTAGTTTCGCTTGTTTGTTGTGCAGGTGCTTTGATGCCTTCAGATGCAACTGGTGTCATAAGTAATTCCATACGCACAGCAACACCAAGACTAGCCCCAGGCATACCCTTAGTTTTGCCATCAAGATAATCTTGCCTACGCTCTAAATAGTTTTCAATAGGTTCATCATGGTTACGGATATGACCAACAGCAGGAGTAGGTAACAAATCTTTAGGTGCAAAGCCCTTAGTAAGACGATTAGCAACATCATTCAAGCAATCACCATAACCAGCACTTGTTGAACCTGGTTCTTGCGCTCTAGGTGTAGGCAATAAAGACATAGCAATACTGTCAGAAACCTTCAAACCATTCTCTGCAGCTAACTGAGCCATCTGGTCAGCAGTCTTCACCATACGACCACGCCCACGAGCTTGAACTTCACTAATAGCCCCACCAGTAGAGTCAGTAACTGACGGAGTTCTAATCAGCGATTCGTCTGGGATAGGCGATAATGAAGACTCTGAATCGGTTATGGGCAGCTCCTGCATCAGCTGCTCGTATGCCACACCATTTGCCGTCATACCCCAAATCGGCCAAGTCTCCCAAAACACATCCAATTGCTCGGAGAAAAGGCTGTCCATTGGGGATAGCCAAATCTTCTTCTCCGTATTCCAAACCGCTATTTGCTTCAGCACTTAGTATTCCCCTAACATTTTCTATAACAACCAATTTAGGTTGTATCGCTTCAATTGCTCTAGCAAACTCTGACCAAAGACCACTTCTAGTGCCATCCTTCAGACCTGCCCTTTTACCTGCAATAGATAAATCTTGGCAAGGAAAACCGCCAGTCAAAATATCTACTTTTTCTACTTGTGTAAAATCTACTTTCGTTACATCCCTGTAGTTAGGGATACCTGGAAAGTTTCGTTCAAGGATTTTGCTTGGTGCATCATCCCATTCACAATGCCAGATAACTTCGCCACCAGTAACGGCTGTAACTGCAAGGTCTAGCCCACCGTAACCTGAGAATAGGCTACCTATTTTCATCTTGTCCTAAACAAAAGCTGCACCGCTTGCCACGACATTTACAGTCAGGGTTATCGCAAGGGTCACACTCACATTGAGTAGGTTGACCTGTAATCAAAGAAATCAATTCATCAAGACCAAAACAATGACATCCAGTTTCTGTGCAAATAGTGTCATGGTTATTTTCTTTGATTATGTTTATGATGCGTTCTTGTTCTTCACGCTTACCATTCTCAAAAGCACGTTCAATCCACTCGTTGAGTTTTTCATTTTCCGCCCAAGACATTTTTAATCCTTTTCTTTAAATCTGGTTTGATGAAGAAACGCCACCGATTTTGTAGGCGTAGATATGTTTGAAATGCTCGGCTACCAAACTGGTAGTTGCCCCTGTGTTTAGCCATGTTTCCCTTTCTTGTTCTCATAGACCTAAATCTAGTCCAATAGGCATCCCAAAGTCAATGGCAACACACTAAATAAATTAATCTTTTATTTGAGTGATTTGAACCTGAACGCCAGTCCAACCATCAACCGAATAACGCTTATAAGCGTGTAAATCAACAACCCTGGCATCATCCATGATAGCCCCACCCTTAGTCAAACCATCCAAAACGCCCCTACACAATTTATCCGTATCAGGCATCACAGTTGGATAATCCCTAGAAACAGAAGAAGGCCTTGGAAGATAAAACCAAAGTTCCACTTCCAAAGCCCCGTCAATCGGTTCATCAAACAACGACTGACATTCTGTTTCAACAGCTTTACGCCAAGCAGGTAAATACTTGGATGCTTCAATCATGCGACCATTACCAACATGACGTTTAGAGCCTTGTGGTGCTGGCACACCGAAAACAGCAAACTTAGTTATCATGCCTTTTATAGTAGTTCACGCAAAGAACAATAAACCAAATTGAAGCAAAAGTGTAAGGCACAAATGCTTCTTCAACATTCTTGCTGTTCATGCCTATCCAAATGAATTCAACAACAGTTGCAAACAGAATCAGATAGGCAAGTTTCAAAATGTATCCCAGTTAGTAGCTGCAGCCTGAGAAACGATTTCAACTTCCTTAGCATTGATAGATAGTTGAGCGTAAACAATAGGTTTACCTGTTGACTGTTCAACAAACTCGTTAACATTTGCTGAAGCCGAACCGATAATGTTTACAACCTGACCTGTCTGCACAGGGATAGTTGACCAAACTTTATAGTTTTGTTTCCCTTCAGTTCCATCCGCTTTTTTAAAAGTATCCTGAGCGATAAAGAACTTAGGGAAGCTCTTAGTTACAGTCAGGTTTGTTGCTTTAATTGTGTTTGGCATTTTGGCCTTTTCTATTTTTCTATGTGTTTTGGATTTACGCAATCGGAGTGATTACATATTCTTGCACCTGGTAGCACTTCAACCCCACCAGATAGGGGTGTGATTCCATCTTCAGCGAAATCGCCTTTGTGTGGAATACATTTGAGATTACCATACTGCACAACTTTTGCAGGTTTGGCACGACAGGAAGCACAAAACAAATCTGTTTGACCACGTTTATCAGGGGCAACGACCCAAGAGTAACCGCACCGATTACAGATAATTTTGTTATCATCCACAACATCAGTTTATTTACTTATTTTTCTTTTGCAACTTGCAGTCATAGCAGTTATAGACAATACGTTCATGCTCACAAAGTTTAGGCGCGTTGCGTTTTACTTCTTCTTCACGAGCCTTCTCTTCCAATGCTCTCTGACGGGCAATCGTTTTATCTTTTTCACGTCTTGCTTCTTCAGCTGCTCTTGCCTGTGCTACAAGTTCTTCTTTGGACTTAGTTCTCTCAGGAAGCAAAGCATCACCCCAACGGTCTCCATTCAACCAAGTAGTCGGATACGGAATAAACTCTGCTGGCGGAAGATTAGGGTCATTAGCGAACCGAATAGCACCAGCCAAAATCTCGTCATGCGTAGTCCTAGCCAAAGCAGACTCAAATGCTTTCAACGCAGCTCGCTTAGAAACCTTGCGTGGATACACATTCCAAAATTCGTCAAAATGAGCATATAGGTTTATATATGTTTCTTTTAAAGGTTTGTGTGCCATATCTGTCACCCCTGAGTTACCCAGTCTGTCACCCCTGCTTACCTGACCTGTCACCCCTGACAAAATAATCCAATACTTATTTGTCTTGTATTGACCACCAAAATCTGAGCCATTAATCTCTACAGTTATCTCGCCAAGTTCCTGAAGATACTGCAAGTCCCGTTTGATAGACCTTTCAGATGAATTAGCGTATCTAGCCAAAGTAGCGATAGATGGCCAAGCACCGTTATCGCCATGATGATTAGCTATACCAATCAAAACAAGTTTGGCTCGCCCTTCAGCACGACTATTGTTCAAAACAAGGCTAATCATCTCTACAGACATGAAAAGCCCCCTACAAGCCGTTTGAAGGCGTTTTTGCGTAGGTTCATCATATTTATCCTTCGCTATCTAATAAAGCATCCATAATGCTGTGAGAAGCCTGAGCAATCTCATCTGTAGCACCAGCTGCATAACGCCCAGCATTGAAAAACAGTTTGTCTCTCTGCTCACGCATAGACCGTAACTGTTCAATCTCAGCATCAACCAACGCTTTGACATGGCGAACCTGGGTTCTAGTCAGATTCTCTTTCGCTTCAGCAATAATCTGAGCATTAGTTATATGCCCTAAATCATTTCGCTCTTTCTCCAAAGTCAAAAGATAAGCCAACCATTCAGCATCATCTCTAACCTTTTGTAAAACTATTTCATCCATTATTTCCCTAACTTAAATTCAAACGATAAAGAGTCTTATTCCAGTCATTGTCAATCAAAAACCAGTCACCCTTCATAAAATCATAGACAGGCACTTGCTCAGGGAACTTGAATCTCTCCAACTTCCAGCCATTGACCAAAGCCTTTTCCCTGAAAACTGCGTTAGATTCCATCAACACATTTGAATCACTACACAAAGCAATCAAATTAGATGGCACATCCAGCAGCTTAGAGCCACCCATACCACGATTGATGCGGTGCTGTGGCACGAGAGTATCATCTATCCGCCCACAATGCCAACAACACACATCACGCTGTAAAACCTTAGACCAAACAGCCTTACTAACCATGTCTAAAAGTCAGTTCCACCTGTTTAGCAATAACAGCAGTCAAAGTTCCAGCATCCGAAATCTGCTTTATTTTAGCCTTCACACGACTCAACTCAACCTTAGCCATGTCATGCTCAAACTTTAACTCAGCAGTCTTCAAACGAGCCACAGCAGTTCTATCCGCAACAGTTCCCTGCGCTTCAAGAAAAGCCGACTGGTAAGCCTTCTCATAAACCAAATCCCTATCAGCAACTTTCATCTCAGCATCATACAAAGCATTGACACCCTTTTCGCCAGACTGGATAAGTTCATTCAGTTTGGAGATAACCTGGTCAGGACTAACTATTTCCAAGTTCTTTACCCCACATCACAATCTTCTCCAACTGGTCTTTAGGCAACTTGGCTTGTTGCGCTTCAACATACAAAGTCTTCAACTTAGCCAAATCCTTGTTGAAATACGCTTCACTAGCCTGAGTGTAAATGTCTTCATTGGCACGATTTACTTTTTCCATCTCTTGTGCTGAAGGGCGTTTACCTTTAGGGCTAAACACCCCGCCAAGAGCCGAAATAGCACGACCATAAGCCGAAGTAGCACAGTTCTCCACAAAAGATACCTTGTTGATGTGGCTAGTGCCTAAACGTTCTTCAGCGAAATCAACCGCAGCTGGTTTCTCGTCAGCCTTATCTAAAAAGACTTCAGCCTTCATAACAACCTGCGCTTCATTGAGCAACACGATTTCAAGGTTCAACCTACCATTTGGAAAAGCGTTCCAGAACAGGTCAATTCTCTCTTGAACCGTTTGATACTGTGAAAGGTCAAAAGCCATTAGTTATCACTCCAAGTGACGCTCATATTCTTTTCAAGCCAAATCCATTGGCCAAGACCATGAATACATAAGCCCACAGAATCAGTAGGAAGCACCTGGATACCAGATAAAACACCAGTAACACTTGTGGACTTTTGCTTATCATTGTGAATTACGATAGCGACCTTATCGCCAATTTTGATGCCAGCTATGTCAGTTATTTTCATTTTTAACTCTTTGTCTTAATTGATAGATACGGTGTTCCACCATTTCTGGAAGAACGTGTGGCAACCACTTTGCCATTTAAAGAACCATACTTTGCTTTACCCATAAGGTCAAGGATTTGGCTCTTTAACTTTGTTACTCTTTCAGTAGTCAAATCAAGGTCAGCTTGCAGGAACAACAAACTTGTCCCTAACTCACCTAATTCAACTTCATCTTCCACAATGTCAGGATTCATAACCCTAACAGTTTGGAAAGTGCTTTCAGAACCATCCCAGTCAGGTGCAACATCCTTCTGCAATTTAGTCCAAAACTCTTCAACCCTAGCAACCATACGGTCAGCGAAATCAGGGTCATAATCAAGATGGAAAGTCTCCAACTGGTTACCCTGGAACAGCACAACAACCTTGCACCATTTCAAACCAAGCAAATGCATATACCACATACATTGAGTTGCATAATGCTCTGGCAGAGTATCCCAACGGTAGCCAGCAGTCTTAATCTCTAGCAGACCATAAGTTTCACCATCAAACAAAATGCCATCAGGATTAGCGTGTTTCCAGCCATCAGCCCAAGTGCCAGTAGTAAACATCTTGTATTCAGGGTTACGCAAACCCCACTCACTAAAAATAAGTGGTTCAACAATAGTTCCCCAACGCATCTTCTCATTCTGCTCAAAACTATCGTCAATACGCTTAGACAACTTAGCCCACAAAGTAAAAGCCGACTCCCAAGGGTTCAACCCCAAAATAGTGCCAACCTGTGAACCACCAATACCATTAGCCCTAAGTTCATGCCACTCAGGACTCTGATTCTCAAACTCGCCAATCAACTTAGCCGAGCCAAATAACCCATGATTTAATTTATTAGACATACGCCCTTTTCCTATTTACAACTGACAGGTTTATCAGTAAGGTAAGTGTATGACAGACCACCGACAAATGATACCCATTTCACGAAAATTATTTTCACTATTAGAGAAAATAGACGAAGTAGGCGAAGTTCCATGCCGAAACTTTCCCGACACCTTCTACCCTGAAGGTGGAGAAATCAAACGCAGAGAAGACACACAAATAGCAAAATCACTCTGCCAAAGCTGCCCAATAATAGAAGAGTGCAGAATGTATGCTCTTGAAGCACGAGAAGAATTCGGTATTTGGGGCGGATTAGACCCAGATGAAAGAAGAAACTTTCGTAAGTCTATTTCTGTTTCTCGGCGGAATCTTTAGCCTTCTGGATAGCATCCTGAGAACCCTTAGCAACATCTTCCTTAGTAGCCTTACCAGTAGTAGCAATCGCATAACCGATAACACCAATAACGCCAAGCATCAGCGTTCCCCAAGCAACCAACACACCTGTAACCCAGTTGCCTGTTAGAGCTGCACCAACACCCATAGAGCCACCCAAGATGTAAAGAAAAATACCAAAACCACGCCAAGCAAGCGTAGCCATAACCGCCACAACATCTTTAGCCCTAGACTTCCAGTTCATTATTTACCTGTGTTCGCAAGAATGTGCTTCAACGGGTCAACTAAATCGTCATAAGCAGCAAGATGAATACCAGGGTTAGACCAAGACTTGTTAGCCTTACCGATAGACAAGTGCAAGTGTGCGCCAGTTGAAGCAGAGCCAGATGGAGTTTTTTTACCGCCACCAACCTTGCCGATAATGTCACCTAAATCAACCTTGTCACCCTTCTTCAAGGTAGGCTTCTCAGCCAGGTGAGCGTAAAGAACCCAATAACCATCCTTAGCGGAATGGACAACAAACCAACCTAAAACGTCAGACCATTCAGCCAAAGCAACAGTTCCAGCAGTAATAGCAGGAATAGGAGACTTCTCGGCTGGAGACCAGTCCTGACCTCTGTGTGGCCTACCATTACGGTAAGGGGCTAGATTGCCAAACTCATCATTACGAGTCTTGGCTGGAAATGGCTCTTTATAGATAGCAGACATCTTATTCCTTTGGGTTGCGTAAGCGGAAGGTCAAAATCCAGACCGCTATTGATACTAGAATACACCAGCCAACAACATTCTTTGCAGAACCTTCCAACACAATCCAAGCAACAAACATACCTAACAAAGTCCAAAGTTGCCCAATAATGTCATTCAAAAAGTTTTTCACTTTATTCTCCTAATAGATGATGGTGCTGAAGCAGTCAGCCCAACTGCCGTAGTTGCTATTTGTGTGACAATAACAGCTGCCACAACTTCCTGTTTAGCTTTATGTCTAGCCTTCGGAGACATATCTGCACCAAAGTTACCTAAAGCATTAAAAGCATTAGTCAAACCAACAATCGTTGCACCCAATACAGGCACACTAGCCAACTCTTCAGAAACCACAATATCGTCAGCCTGAGCAACAATCATCAACTGCTCTAAAGCCTGGATATACTCATCCGAGCCTTCAACAGCCGTCTCAAAGGTCTGTAAAGCATCAGCCGTAAGTAGAGCCACATCTTCTTTTGAAAGGCTTTGTGGGTCAATTTCAGTCAAATCAACATCTACAATAGAAGGCTTAGGCTCAGGTTCTATAACAGGCGGTAGAACAGGAACTATAGGAATCTCAGGTTCAACAACTGGCGGAACAACGACAGGTGGTTCAACAGGTGGCTCAGGTTTAATTGGTGGCTCAGGGTCAACAGGTTCTACAACTGGTGGCTCAACCACAGGCGGTTCAACAACAGGTGGCTCAACGATAGGCGGTTCAACGATAGGCGGAACAACCACAGGCGGTTCAACAGCATCCCTAGAAAACGCTGACTCAGACACAACACCCCAATTAAAATCAACATTGGCATACAAAATGTTACAAGCCCCACCACCATACTCATACCACCAAGCATCAAACTTTTGAGACACACCAGCTTCAAAAGAATGAACCCCAGAAGAACCAGAACAACCCTTCAAAGTCCAATCATCAATAACAGTCTCATCACCAATAGACATAACAAAACCATCATCAGCCAAAGACTGAAACCACACATCACCCGAATAATCTAAAGTAATGTAGCCGTAATAATGAATAACCACAAAATCTGACTGACAGCCAGCAACAATATCGCCACCCCAATCATGGTTAACATTAGGCACAGAAGTCCAAGCACCATCACACAACGTATAAGGCTGTCTTTCAGGTAACGCTGACGGGTCAAACGTATAAACATCTACACCTAAACCCTGTAAGGGTTCTGCCTGTGCCGTAGGTGTAAAGGTCAGAATCGGTGCAAATGCCAAAAACAAAACAAACAAAAGTCTTGTCAACTTTGGCATAATACCTTCCTATTGAATAAGTTTCACTAACACTCCAACAATTGTAGAAGTAATAACAGCAGAAAGCACAGCAGTAACCCAAGCTGACTGCCAGCGAGCCTTCTCCAACTCCCTAATGCGCATCTCATGGTCAATAACCAAATCAGACTGAATAGTGACATCCTTTTTGATAACAGCAATATCTGTTTTTATCTCAGCCATATCATTAACAATCTTTAATAAAAGTTCACTATTATTAGGGCGCTTAATCTCAGTCATTAGCCGACAGCCGTTCCAAGACTCATCTGAATTGCATGATAGTAAATAGTTTCATCTCCACCAGAAGCCGCCGACACATTTCTAACAGTAATGTTCGCTGTGCCAGCAGAAATAGCGTTAGCAAAAGCCATATACCTGTTATTAGTAGCCCACGCATAAACAATAGGGGCAACAGCAAAACGGTTAGTAGGAAAAGTTACACCCACAGAAATAGCACCATCAGCAGCCAAAACACCTGTAGTCGCACTAGCAGTTCCAACAGCCTGAGCATAAGGCAAAGGAAGCCAAGTAGAACCGTTATAAACCTGGATTTGCTCAGAATCAGTTAGAAAAGAAACCATGCCAGTAGAAGGCGAAGCGATAGCACTACCACGAGAAGCTGTGCCAGCAAAAACCATTACACTCTGGTCTTGCAAATAGTTTTGAACATCAGCAGCACTCAATACAGACCCAGCTGCAAAAGTTTTACGACCCGAACCAGCCATTTATATCTCCTTAAAGCCCCAACGAATAATAGTCTAACTTACCAAATTCACTATCATCAAGCACCAAAGAAGGATTCTTAATACTTTCCAACTGATAAGTCACAAAATGGCTACCAGGTGAAATGTCATGGTTGACACCAATGATACGAACATACTTTTGAATAACAGACCCAGTTCCATTAGGCGTATATTTGACACTTGCAAAAGAATTTAAAATCAAAGTAGAACTAACAAGGTCTTGGTCAGAATTACTCAAAGCATAATAATTTAGTCTTACAGAATTAAACCGATACTCAGGTTGACTGTATTTAGACGATATCAAAGAACAAAGATTTTTAAGTTTATCTGTATCGGTGTAAAGCACACCATCAATAGTCAGTTTATAAATGCCATATGAAGTTTGAGAATCACTAGAGTTAGCGGTAATGCTAGTTAAAGCATCCCAAGTATTTACTTCAATCCTATTGTAAAGAAGTTGAGAACTATAAGAAACGTCAATAGAATCATAGCCCCAACCAGTTCCATCATCAGCAAAAACAGGTAAACTTGCAAGGTCAGAAACGCTATAATTATTATCTTTAAATTTCAGAGAGTCAGTTCCACTAATGTAAAGTTGACCCTGCTCAGAAGTCTCAATTTGACGTAAATAATCTAAAACATTCGTATTAGCAGAGATAGTATCTGCATCTAACATTTGTGTTCCAGTAGAAATAACCTGTGAACCATAAGAAGTCGGCCACGCAACAGCATCATCATTCAAAATACGGCTAACTCTTGCACCAGACAATTCCGCAGGAAAAGTTTGAGCTGGAAGATACTGATTAGCAAACAAACTTGTTTTATCAGTTGCAGTCAAATAAGCAAAAGCTTCACCATTGACATCATAGTTAAAAGACCAATCATCAACTAAACCCGAAAACAAAGCATAACCACTAACACTTACATACACTCTTTGCTTAGGTTTTATATATCCATAAAAAGGTGAAGAAACATTAGTTGGGTCAAAAACACGATTGTAATTATTGAAAGTAATAGATACAGAACCAGGTTCATAATGGTCAAGAGTCCTAGATTTACCTGTAGTAATTGAAACACTAACAGCGTAAGCAGTAGCATCATTGTAAACGCTAGGGTCAGAAGAATAAAGCCAAACTTTGACGTTATTAGCCATTAGAACTGTTTTCCATTTTTGCGTTCATAAGTTTGAATAGCAGAAACTAAATGCCTACCAATGTCGGCATTAGTAGCACCAGGTGCAACATTTATTGCTATGTTGTATTGATTAGCAGTAGATAAAACGTCATTAAATCTCTTATATTGAGCAGGTGAACTAGATTTATCGTAAGGGTTTTTAATTTCCATAGCCTTCAAATAAATACCATAATCGCTAGTCTTAATACCTTTAGGAAAAGCATAAGGAGTCAATCCTGTAGGTGTTGAAGAAGGACTAGCTGCATCACCATTTCCTGCATTACCCATACCAGCAGGGATAGCATCAGAAAAAGCATTTCCAAAGCCCTTACCCATAGAAGTAGCCAAACTATTCAAACGGTCAGTCTGAGCCTTAATGCCATCAATAAGACCATTACCGATATCTGCACCAGTCTGTTGCATAGATTTAGCAACCTTAGCCCCAATATCGCCAGAAACCTTTTTGATGTCCCTAAAAGTCTTATTCAAACTCTTAATACCAGTTTTACCTGAAGCCAAAATAGCTTCAGCAGTAGCATTACCAGCATCAGGGCCAGCAGAAGTAATCTGTTCAATCAAAGCAGGGTCAAGGTTAGCCTTCAACAACTCATTAAGATTTGTGTAAAAAGTTTTAATCTTAGTCAAACTACCTTGGAAAGCACCAACTAAATCAGTTGAATTATTTTTGATACCAGAAATAACTGTTTTAAACTTGCCATCCAAATAAACGATAGACTCTACAATGTCGCTAGAAGTTTGGTCTAAGACACCAGTAATATTTGTTGAATCCATAATGTTCTTTTGGATTTCCAAAGCGTTCTTCAAAAGGTCAGTCATTTTCTCTGAAGCCTTTTTAGCGCCTTCACCAACTTTACCCAAAGCCTTATTAGTTCCATTAACATCAGGCACAGGAAGTTTCTTAGAAAGTTTTCCTGTCATTTCATCAGTAGATTTATTAACTCCACTAATTTTGTCCATGACACCACCAAAGCCATTCATAAAACCTTTTAGATTTTCATTCATGCCCTTAAAAGCTTCACCAACACCAGGGATAGCTGCAAATGCTTCAAAAATCTTTTGCAAAATCTTTATAACCAAAGTCAAAGCCAGAGACAAAACAACTACAACTGGAACAAGAATTGCCCCAATAACCCTTGCAAGCAAAGTAATAATAGGAATAAGTGGCTTGATAATCATTACTAAAACTTTAAAAATTTCAATCAAAGGGACAAGTAAAGGTTCAATGATAGCCAACAAAACATCCATAATAGGAGTAAAGGCATCATAAAGAAGAGTAATAATTTCAAGCAAGGGGGCAAATATAGGTGAAAGTTTAGTGACAAACCTACTCAACATTTCAAAAGCAGGAGTCAAACTTTTAGAAACTAAATCAACAAGTGGTTGAAAAGCACCTAACAAAGCGGCTAAAGGCGCAGTTAAAGAAGCACCCAACTGTGCTTTTAGGTTATCAAAACTAGCTGCAAGATTTTGTTGTTTAACATATAAAGTGTCTTGCATCTTGGCATAATTGCCTTGGCTATCGATTGTAGTATTTAAAATCAAATCATAACGAGCCTGAGCCTGAGCTGCCGCTAATACTTGACCAGTCAAATTCTTTTGACCACGAGCTGCTAATAAAGCATTAACCTGAGCCTGTTTAATAGCAACACCATATTTTTCAATAGGGTCATACTCACCACGAAAAACTTTAGCCAAATCCAAAATAGTTGTTGAAACATCATAACCATAAGTAGCCGCTAAGTCAGCACCTAAACCAACTAAATCTTTAGTCTTTGCTGCAGCATCTTTTAGCTCTAAACCATTACCTTTTAAAGCAGAACCAAGAAATGTAACGGCTCTTGAAGCATCAAGTTGGCTCATACCAATCGCTTCAACATCTTTTGTATATTGTGTAAATTCTGGTGTCAACTCTTTAAATACACCTGATAAACCAATTGATGCGCTTTCAAGGTCACGAGCAGAAGTAACCGCATCCTTAACAAAACCAATAGCACCAATAGTTGCCATAGAAGCAGCAGCAGCAACAGCCGCACCCTTCATATTCTTGACAATACCTGTAATAGCACCTAAACCAGTTTTAGCATCCCTAATACCCTTACCATCAAAAACGGAAATTAGGGGAATAAAAATAGAACCAGCCATCAGGCAGCCATCCTTCGGTTAATAACGGTATAAGCCTTCTGTAAACTCTGATTAGATTTAGCAAAAGTCTGTGGAACGGCTCTCTCAGCTGCTGGCCAAACATAACGGGAAGACCTGCCACCCAAAGCCCTAATCATAGCCCGACCTTGATTATTGATTCTATGTGTTCTAGTTCCAGAAGCACTACGAGAATACTTATACTCATTAGTCTGTCTTCGCTTATTAATATATTTCCCAGATTTACCAGCCATATCAGCCATGACAACAGCAGCATTATCCACACGCAAACGAGCAATAGAAGCAACCCCAACCTTAGCCCTACGCATAGCCCTAGCAGCCTTAGCTGCGCTAGGGGTCTCAATCAACACAGACTTCACAGGTTTATTACGGTTCTGAGAGTTAGCACCCCAAGTCAAACGACCAGGCACAACTCTAGGATAAAAACCAGACACAGTTCTTTGTGGTCGCTTCTTATGAATACCAGAAGTAGGCGGAGTAGAAGGAATAGCAGTCTTAACAGCAGTCTGCACAGGTTTAGCAATAACTCTGAAATCTTTTTGCATCTGCTTTATAAGAGTAGGTTGAACACGATTCAACTCAGCAATAAGGTCACGATAATCGGTGAGATACAAGCCAGCACGATTACCCTTTTGAACCATAACAGCCATAAAACACCACCAATCTCTTACATTCTATCAACGAGATTGTTGCTGGCTTTTCCAAATCAAATACCTGCCCATAGTCCACAACATACGGTCACTACACTCCAGCAAAGCATTAGGACTAATCCCTGTTTCAACTGCAAGAGAAGCGATATACCAATGAGCAGAACTATCGCCCAACCCAACTATTTTGGGTCTGTTTCACTCGCCTTAATAGAAGCAACATCTTCAACCCACACATCAAACTCTTTAGAAGTTGACTTACTGCGAGCTTCAGAAGACCAAGCTAAAAATAGTAGATGAGTTAGTTTGACATTAGATTCAAGCACAGCAACTGACAAGTCAAATTTAGATTCAAACTTAACTATGTCAGCCGCCGAGCAAGTAATTTCTTTTTCTTCGCCAGAAACAAATTCAATGCGTAGGTTTATTTTCAATTGTTTTCCTTAGTTATTATGCAGTTGCACGAGTAACTGTGCCAGTTGTAGGCCAAGTTACAGAAAGTGTGGCGATATCCCCGACAGAAGCCGAGAATGGCTGATACTGAGAAACCAAACATACAGCAGTCCAAGAAGGGTTAGTTGCTGAAACGGCTGAAGATGTTGGAAGCACTACAACAGTTGCATAAGCAGCTGTTCCAGAAGCGTTGAATAGACCTGCAAGTGTTACATCTGTTGAAGTAGCACCGAAGTCTTGGTAGAAGTTTAGGGTTACAGACCCAGACTTCAAACCAGGGATACGAGTTCTCCAACCACTACCAAAAGCGGTTGTTTCAATTTCATCTGCTGAAAGGTCAAGGCTTACGCTCTGGAGAACTGATGATAAGTTCGTTCCGTTTACCGTAATCTTGTGGTCTGTTGCTGCATAAACTGCCACAGTATGTTCTCCTAATTTGCTTGAACAGCACAGGTAAACTCTGCTGTTAGATATGTGTTATCACCGATTATGACTGAGCCGTAGTTACTCATATCAGATACTACCAAATCAAAACAACGACCTGCTAGTGTCCTATCTGATTCTATCGCACTTTTTATACTAGATGAACCAGTAGAAGCACAATAAGCATCAAGACTATTTTGAGCTGTGCGCTCAGAAACTCTCGCCACAAAAACTGCTACAACAAAGTTATAGGTATTGAAACCATTAGCAAAAGACTTGTGGTATTCAATGTTTTGTGGGCTAACCACAGCCATAGGTGCATTAGGGTTGTCAGGCACAAAACTAGACACTCTCAAACCAACAATAGTTGATAGGTTCTCTGCAATACCTTCACGCAGCTCGCTAAGACTAGCCATTAGCCTAAATGCCTTGTCTTACGATAAGAGTTCAACAACATAGCTACATCAGGGTCAATGCGGGTAGATACCCTGAAATAGCCTGTATCTGGGCTAGAAATGACACCCAAAGGCGAATCAAGACGTTTAAAGATACGCATAGCCTGAATGATAGTTGCTTGCTTTACAGCCGTAGGGACAGCACTCCAACCCCAAACACCAGTAACCTGGACTGTAGCAATCTCATCATCTTCGTCATAAGGGAACTCCCAAACACCGACAGCACGAATACGAGTGTAAGGCCAGCCAGACAGACCATCAACAACATTATTCAAAGGCTCTAACTGGTATTCAGCAGTAGTCCAAGTCTGGTCAAAAGTCTTATTCAACAAAGTAGAAACAGCGATAGATGAAATAGAAATAGCATCATCAATAGCGACACAATCATCATCACTAGGCACAAAAACCCTAGTAGCCGTTCCAGCGTTATAGAAATTACGCATAGTGTATTCATCAATCAAGCGAGAAGCAGATTCCAGAGCAATCTCCAGCAAACTATCATCTACGCCATCTTGAATACGAAGTGCGGTTTTAAGGTCATTTAAAGCAGCGTAACCATTTACAACAGGCACAATAACTCCTAGTCTTTCTAACCAATTTTAGCGTTATTTACTATACGAGCCTTGATATCGGTAGAACTCACACCCACAGTATAAGGAACATAACAAAGCTGTATTTTATTCCCATCCAACCACTCCTGAGTGAACTGCATTTGAGCATAATAATCCTTCTTAGCCCAATCATCACCAATAACCACAAAATCAGGGATAACATTCAAAATCGCTGGCTTAGAATCAACACCACCAATGTTATCTACAACAGCATCCACATACCTGCAAGCCATCAACACCGCTTTACGCTCAGAATAAGACATGATAGGTGGCTTACCCTTATAAGCTGCAATAAACTCATCAGTATTCAAACTCACCACCACACGCCCATCCTTGCCAGCAATACGCTTACAAGACCTAAGAAACGCTACATGACCTGCATGAAACAAGTCAAAAGTGCCACCTGTATAAACTACTCCCACGAATTATCCCGCCTAATCTGCAAAGACCAATTACCTTCACTAAAATCTTCTTCATTTTCTTTTCTAATGTAAAGCATATGGTTACGCCCAAAAGTAGTGTCATTCTGGCTGTGAAAACCACTAGCCAAAGTAGAACTATTATCGTGAGCCAAACTAGCGTGAATAAACTTAGCTTCAAAACCAGCGTGAATTATCCTGCGCTCATAGTCGTTATCTTCAAAATAGATTGGATGAAAACGCTCATCAAACAAGCCAACATCCTTCACAACCTTTTCACCCAAAACAAAGCCAGACCATTTAGGCATAATGCTCAAAAAGTTGATGGTATTAGGGTCTGCTTCAGTAGCAATCTTCTCTAACGAACCAGGTGCAAGGACACTATCATCATTCAACAAAACCCAATACGGTGCAAAAGGAGTAGTCTTCACAATCAGGTTTAGCCCACCACCATAGCCAAGACCATGCGGAACTTGAATAAGCCACATTCGCTTAACCAATTCAGGTTTCACAGGTTTATACTCTTGCTTCCCAGAGTTATCTACAATAACTAAGTCTTCTACTGGATAGTCAATGCTCGCTAGAAGCCTGTCAGCAAGGTCAAAGCGTTTTAAAGTTAGAAACCCTAAAACTGGTATCACGCTAATAGTTTCTTCCATAACGGTAGCCACTCATTAGACCAAACAGTATCAACATCAAACTGTTTAGCGAACTCAATGCTCTTTGCAGACTTTTCACCCTTCTTAGCGTAAGCAGCTTCAAGAGCGTTCACAATAGAAGGAATAGAAGGTGTCTGCCACCAAGCGTTCTGACCTGCATCCCAAGCAGGTTGCCCATCAACAAGCCAAGAATCTTCAGATACAAGGTCAGGTGTAGCAGCCCAGTTAGAGCCAATAACTCTTGTCCCACAGGCTTGTGCTTCAATAGTAGGCACACCGAAACCTTCTCCAAAAGAAGGTGTCAACAGAACATCCATAGCGGTATAGTATCCAGCTAAAACTTCTTGACTAATACCATAACGGTAGTCAGCAATATCAGGAAACAACACTTGCTCAGGTTTGATACCTAAAGATTCACAAAGGATAAATAGATTCCAGCCACCAGCACCACCAAAAGGGTCTGTGTGTAAATAGATTTTAGCGTTAGGGCGGTTCTTAGCAAAAATGCTAAAAGCCATAAGGTTCTCTGCAAAAGCCTTACGGTGAACAAGACCAGAAGCCTTATTAGCTGCGTTCATACCAACAAGGAAATCATCATCATCAACATTCATAAACTTGCGACCATCAACACCATTGATAGTTCGGGTAGGTTTCATAGTCTTAGTGTCAACAGCGTGTGGAATATACTCACACTCCAAACCATTCTCTTCCATCTGTCTCTTACCATGCGGAGACATAGCAATAGGAAGCACATTAGAACGTTTCAGCCATTTCAAAACATTAGGCGGAATAGTGATGTGGTCTAGTGGTGTCCAAGAAGCTATCTGACGAACATTGTCAAACGCTTTACCCTTGAATACCCACACGTCATACAAAGTAAATAGCACATCATTCAACTGTGTCTTAGAAGCCTGTCTAGCATTACCAACATGGTGAGCATGATTCATAGCAATCACATCATTAGAGTAATTTTCAAAACCCCTAGCATAATGTGGAATCTCACAATAAGGTGTCTTCAAAGTGCTATTGATACCATCCAAACCATAGTTACTCAAAGCTGCAACATCAACGCCATCACGCTTCAAACGCTCTACAAGATAACCAGACTGAATACCATAACCAGTAGGAAGATACGGACTATTAGAAACAACAGATACAGCACCCTTTATTTTTCCCATTTATTGCCTTTCGTAGTAAGTAAGACTAGAATAGCATAAGAAAACCCCCCTAATGCCTACGCACACTAGGGGGGCTTTCAGTTTAACTCAGGGGTTAGCTTGCGCCACCCTTGAAGTATTTGATGTGGCTTGCGTGAGTCAAGTTACCATCAACACGCATCTTTACACGGAATGTTGTGACATCCTGGTTGAATGCATAGTCAGGTGACTGTGCAATATCAATTCCACCAGCAATACGAACCTTGTATGAAGGTAGGTGGCCGAATAGAACAGACTTAGCACCAAGACCAACAGCAGCTACGGCAGGGTTCTCATAAACTGGGAAACCTAGAACTGTGTCAGGCGCACCAGTAGTTCCTGGAACGAAGATGTAGTTACCTGCACCATCCTTCAACTTGCGAAGAACACCAAGTGAAGAAGTTGACATCTGGAAACCAACACCAGGCAACTGACGAGCAGAACCATCAATGTTGTAAACAAGGTCAACTAGGTTGTCGTAAGTAAACGCACCTGATACAGCAGTTCCACCAGTAACAGCAGAACCTGCAACAGTAGCCAAACCGTTAGGCTGGACAGTTCCAGTTCCTAAAGTTAGGTCGTTGTTTACACGGAAACCGATTTCGTTACCAGCTTGTTCAGCGATTAGAGATGTAAGGTCAAATCCAGCATCAGCAATCAGTTCGTTGGCCACGCCGACAAGGAATGAATACTTGTAAGCACCAAGAGTGATTGAGCTGAATGTTGGGTCGCTTGCACCAATTGACTGAGTAGCAGTAGCCACAGCAGCAGTTGAACGAGCAGTAAGGGTAGGGATAGTTAGGTTCTCACCAGAAGTAGTGTTGAAAATCTGGCTTGTAGTTAGCATTGGGCCAACTAGACGAGCAACCTGAAATACCTGGTTGTAGAACGAAGCAGGAACTGTGTTAGATGAACCAACAAGTGTTCTCTGTTCTGCGTTTGGTGCGAACTCAAAACCACGCTGTTCGCCACGAGCAATTGCACGAAGGATGTCAGAGTCGGTTGAACGAGTGCTTTCAGAAGGCTTGAAAGAAGCTGCAGCTTCTGCTGCTCTTTCTTCACGCTCTGCTGTAGCCTTGATTGACTCAATGAGTTTTGCTCTCTCGTCAATGTCAGCCATAATACGCTCGTAAGTCTGTGTTTCTTCACCTGAAAGGTCACGCTTCTCAGATGCTGCATTGTCAAGCAAAGCCTTAGCTTGCTCGTATGCTGACTTACGGGCTTCTTGCTGGAT